ACAATTACATTATACCACAAAAAAGGCTGCATCCTTTCTTTTTCTGGATGCAGCCTTTTATTTTACAGCGCCTTTTTTTATTTGTCTTTCTTGTTGGATAGTTCAGCTAATGGATTGCGATTCATTGCGTTTTCAAGCTGTTCATTGGATACATGGGTGTAAATCTGGGTAGTGTTGAGATTTTCGTGACCGAGAACCTCTTTTAAAACCCGAACATCGACACCATTCTGATACATCAATGTTGCCGCTGTGTGTCGGAGTTTATGTACGGATAAGCCTCTGTTGTCAAGACCGCTGGCTTTCAGACATTCTTCCACTATCTGCTGGACGCGGCGGTTTGATATTCTAGTGTTGCGGCGGCTAAGGAAAAGAGCGTCCGTCTTTGCAGTCATATTACGGTTTCCGGCGGCGGAGCGTTTTTCGTTATCTGTTTCGGACAGATTCAGGTAATCGTTGTAGGCATTGACGCATGCGTCATTAAGGTAAATTATACGTTCTTTATTTCCTTTACCGATGACTTTTAATGTCCAGATTTCTTTTCCATTATGATCGTGAGTTGTTCGTATATCAGTAAAGTTTATTCCGACCAGCTCGCTCAAACGCATTCCGCAGTTGAGGAAGAATGTGATTATACAGTAGTCGCGCTTTTGATCGGGTGTTTCTATATTAGACAGCATGTCTACAGATTCTTCCAGCGTCAGATATTTAGGCAGCGCCGCCTTTGGAGTCGGAAGCTCTAGATTAGCAAGCGGACTTACTTCAAACAATGCTTTGTTATTTGTAAGGTACTTGAAAAACTGCCTTAGCGCAACTCCTTTGCGGTACCTGGCTTTCGGGTGATTATCTTTCTCATTTTTGGTGTAAATAAGGAAGTCCTGCGCCATCATCAGGTCTACGGATTTTATATCTGATTCGGTGATATCAGCAATTGAGATATTCTGAAATTCTTTTGGATCATCAGAGGCTCTGCCTGTCTTGATTTTGTAAAACCTGAAGAATAAGCGCAGATCTGTATAATAGTTAAGTACCGTCAGCTCAGATCGATTTTTTACTATCTGAAGATATACTAAATAATCTTTTAATAACTTTGGTGCGTCGTCATATGTTCGTTTCATAATTTGGTTTGTCTCCTCTATCAATTGCGTAAAATTTCTCTTTTACGCAATAGGCTATATTTTTATGTAACTCTTCCCTCGTTACATTATATCACACATCTGACTGAGTTTCAAGACGTCTGGTACAATAGTAACAATATGCACATTGAAAAGAATATTCGCAAGCTTCACAATCTCCATCACATTCAATATCTGCATTGCAATCAAATTCATATCTACAGTCTGAACAGTCGTGATAATAATCCATCATTTAAATCACCTCCATTAATCCCGTTTACCTCCGTGAGTGTTCCGCCTGATGTACTGTTGAACCGTCTCCAGGTTCTCACCGTGCCGGATCTCCCGGACGAGCCGCCGGAACATGTTCGGCAGCCACTTAACCACAAGATCGCAGCACTCTATATAATGCGCGCACACCTCGCAGCCGTCAAACTTCGGGCAGCCTGCACAAGGCGGACGAGGATAAACCGGACTCTTCGCCGGGCAGTTCTCCCGGTATCTGCATTCCCAATAATCACACGTCACTACATAACACCCCTTGATGATCAACCCGCTTTGGCTTCCGAACGATCATATAATACTGTTGATAATAGTCAAAATGCTGATGGCTTATGTTCTCCCTCAGTTCCTCAGAGCTGAGATCGGAAGTATAATCAAAGCGTTTAAATCCGGTCTGTTCCTCATAGTAGCGCTTACCGTCCCGGAGGTTCTGCTGTAGTTCCTCTTTAACCATAACGCGCCCCTTTGAGATCTCAGCGTTAACGGACTTCTCAAGCCAATCCGCAAAATACTCCATACCCCAGGTATCAATAACCGTGTAGATACTGGAAAGCCACTGTTTCCGGAATCCTCGGGAGAACCTGACGAAAGCCGACTTTGCAAGCTTGACTTTGCGAAACTCGACCTTCTTTGTAGCGTCGTTCAGAAAAGCTTTCCACCAACGTTTTGTAGCACATCGGCTCACATTGTCGGAGGTTCTTTCGACGAAGCGAACGAAATTTAGAGCGCTGCCGCACATGTACTCGCTGAATTGTTCATCGTCCTTACTGTCGATAAAAGCATTAAACACGCACATTGCATTGCTGTTCTTGAATTCAAACTCACAGCGCGTCCAGGCAGAACAGCCCTCCGGAAGCTCCTTACCTTTCTGAATCTGTTCGGTTTTCTTGTCGTAGAATCTACAGATTGTATCACTTTGACGTGATCCAAGCTGAACCGTAAGACCTTCAAGCTCATCACCGTTAACGCGCTTCCGGTTCTTCTTATAGCTAAACAGTCTGCGGAAATCGTCGCCTTGATCAGACCATACACGAGCCTTGCAGCACATTTCGCCATCACGGATAGCCCAGATCACACGCTTTAAAGAAATCTGTGTATCTTCCCCGCTTTTGGTTATTCCGTCCATAGCGTAATCAAAACGAGTGACCGCGATCTGATAACCCCTGAAGCACAATGCCCGAAGCATTCCACACCAGCACTTGAAAGAGATCCCCAGATCGTCAAGATATCCATTAAAGTAGTCGAGACCCTGAGCTGAAAACTCAAGGCAAACGCCTTGAATTGAATAATGCTACTCTGTCGGAACCTTTAAGCTGATATTCTCATATGAAAACCGCCGACCATAATGAAGGCAGCGCCCACAATCAACCATCTTCTTTATAAGGTCGCCAAGCAGAAGCGTGTTTTTGAGAGTGCTCATGCAGTGTTCAAATGGTGTCTTGCCGTACTGATCGCGTTCATTCGGCAGCTCATGCTCCGGTTTCAAAGTTACCCGGAAGTAATCAAACCTCGCTCTAGTCATTATATTATCGCTCCTCATTTTTTTGAAAGTTAACTTTCAAATTATCTGTTGCGCAGATTATTGCGCAGCTTCTTTTCTCCTTTTTTGTCCATAGGTGCAGGCAGTCCCAAAGCTTCAAACTGTCTGTTGCGTTCTATGTCCTCATCGCTGATATATTCCATAGTCAGCAGCGTATTTACCATTTCCTGAGTATCGTAAAGATTCCGGAAGAAATCAGACTGTATCCAGACTTCGCCCGACAGAGGCGCAAGCGGTCTAATCGGCGACTGATAGAACAGATTGTATTCCTCAGCGTCATAGACCCAATTAGTGATCATACGCGAGAACGGATGAAATGGAAAAGCACTACACACCGTAACATCATTAGTGATCTCCCTAAGCTGCTTTTCTAGGAAACCCCACCGCTGAACCGTTCCATAGATTACAAGGTGTCGGTGACGGCACTGGCATATGTGTTGAAAAAGGATCTTCGGCAGACCGCCCTCGCCGTCCTTCGTCTTTCCGTTGGCAAAATCCCGGCTATTGAAAATCGTTCCGATCTCGTCGATCAGGACGACCGTATCATCTGGAGCGTTCAGAATATCCTGAATGCACGTAAGCGGAAGTATCTTCGTGTCCTCAGGGAAATTCTCAAGCTTGAGATTTGTTATGATCGTAACGTCAGGATAGCGTTTACAGATGAAATAAGCGTCGCGAACTATGCTGCACGTTTTACCAGCACCGAACTTTCCAAGATAGATATGTAATCCCCACTGATGGAAGTGCTTGCCTTCATGGTTCTTGAAGTACCTATAAACGTCCTTTACAAGCCAGAAAATCAATGCGGGAAGCTTCCGGAGACGAGACAGAAAAACACCCAGATGTATCATCTTAAACCGCCTTTCTTCCTGTTAAGCTCAATAAGGATAGAATAAATCCATTTAGCCACCCAGAGCAGCACAGTCAAATTGATAAATGCTAACCCTACCTGAGCCGCAAGCGTTCCGAAAGTTGCCGAACCCCCCATAAACCAATCACCGAAATGCATGATTTCAGTTCCGGTAACTTCGGCAGTAGCTTCTAAAGTTGGCATGATTACTCTCCTTTCACTCCAGCAGCTATAAGCACAACTTTCCGGATCATGGACATAAGAAGGTTAATGCCTCAGATCAGAAAAAGAGTACCGACACCCCAGTTGATAATTTTCCCGATGAAAAAAGAAAAGCTGAGATATTCCGTAGGGAAACCAAGTAAATTGCCTATATATGCAAGATTCATATGAATACGTCCTTTCTTCTGAACAGACCTCTAATGAAGAAACAGCCGGAGATCAGCAGCAGGAGAAGCAGCAGCCCCTCAGAAACTGAATAGTCATCTATGGCAACACCGCACAAAGTCCACAAATTAGAAATTAAGCACGATTAGTAAACAAACCGCACGATTAGTAAACAAACCGGTTGCATAGCAAAACAAAAAATGGTATAATAAAAGTATGAATAAGCAGATAAGTTTATCGAACCTGGAGGACGAACTGTCACAGGTACGAACAA